CTACCTGCCTTCTGGCACTGGCGGCGGCTCCGTCCCGACAAAACACAGCCAGGACTGCGCATAGTCGCAAAATTGCATATCTTTTTTGCTGCGCTCAAACCCTGACAACACCATGCGCCCATCCCGATACCAAAGCAAATTCACATCGAAAAGTGTGTCAACGTGGTTTCCGCTTTCGCCATAAGTGAAGCGGGCCAGTTTGACCAAACGGTGCAAGCCCTGGTCTGTCGTTTCGACGACTTCCAACGTTCCGGGCCGTGCTGAGTTGTAGCGGTCATGCAGCCGTCGCTTGGGCACCTCCACACCGGCAAGGCGCATCTTTAACATTTTTACAATCATTGTGACACCTGAATAAAGTACTGTATATAAATACAGTATATCAAAAGTTCTTGAGGTCGCAATACTCGGCAATGATGCGGGGCATGAAGATGAATGATGCTCAGAACAAAGACGTCAATATAGCGGCCAGAACCGCGCCAGGGCGCGGCGCAGCGCGAAAACAACGCTGTTCCCGCGTGGCCCACCACCCGCACCAAAAACCGCTCAAAGTGCGTCAAAATGCGTCAAATCGCATGCCCCCTCTTCGCCCCGCCGCGCCAGTCCTCATGCGCCTTCGGCCATGGCGCAAATTTGAGTCAAAAGAGCCCTATATAGCGGGCAGGTGTGGAGGGGGGACAACTGCGCGCGCCGGGCCGAAATGGGCTTTTTTCTTGCATCTGGTGCAACATCATTCGTCGGGGCGTGAAAAAGCCGCCTCGTGGGCGGCTTGTGCGGTGGCTGGGGCGCTCCGGCGCGGCTGGGCTGTCGCGGCCCCGCCCTGCCGGCTGTCACGGCGTGCCGGTCATCCTACGCGGCCGGCGCGCGCCTTGGCCGCCTGCTCCTTCTCGTAATCGTCGCGGCAATCCACATTGCAGAACAGCCGCGCGGGCACCAGCGCCTCGTCGCAGTAGTGGCAGCAGCCGTGCGCCTCCAGGCCAGGCCGCCGCCGCACAGCGGCCAGGCCGCGCGCCACTTCGGCGAAGATGATCTTGTCCGTGTTGTCGATATGATCGCTCATTGCGCAGTCTCCTTGCCCAGGCCCAGGTCATACGGGGCGAAGCGCACCACTTCCACGCCGGCCCACTCGTTGATCGCCATGAACTGCGCCTGCAGCGGCACCAGCTCATTGCGTGCGAAAACGCGCGCGGCCGGTTCGACGGCGCCGAAGCCGCCGGCATTGTTCGGCAGGATGCCCATGAGCTGCGGCGGCACGCGGTGCGCGGCCAGTTGGTCGTCGCGGGTCACGCTCTTGATGTTGAAAAACTCGTCCTTGGCGGCCACGTCCGACACCGGCAAAATCTGGATGCCGTCCTTCTTGCCGTTCGGCGCGTACATGAACAGGTTGCGAAAGTTACCCGGCCCCTTGCTGTCGCGCATGGCCTGACGCAGGTTGTCCACGTCCTGCGTGTTCGCCGCCGCGTCCGTCATGTAGAACACGAAACCGGCGTGCGAGCCGTTCTTGTAGTACTTGCGGCGGAACAAGGTGGCCGCCTCGTTGAGCCAGGCCGATTGCAGCGCGCTCAGGTACTGCGGCACGCCGTATAGCTCCTGGTTCACATCCGGTTCCATCAGGTGGAAGACGCGGCCCTTGTCGAACTGGTGCACGGCCTGGTAGCCGTTCACGAAGAAATACGTGTCCAGGTCGACGCCGCGCCGCATGTACTTGGCCAGCGCATGCTGGTACGCCAGCGCCTTGCCGCTGCGACTGGGGCGGTCTTCCAAGTAGGCATTGCCAAACGTCAGGAAGTCCAGGGCCATGCGTTTAAAAGCATCGCGCGACAAATACTTGCTGGGAATCAGGGTGGACGCGAGCACGTTGGCCTTGAAGTGGATGGCGCTGCTGTGGTGCACGCCGGCATTGAAGGACTTGGCCAGGCCCGCCAGGTTGACGGGCGGCTCATACCAGTGCCCGTTCTTCCAGCATTCGAAGCAGTCGAGGATATCGGCGTGCTCCAGCACGGGCGTGGGGTCGCCGAAGGAAAACGCCTCGATGCCGGCGGCGGCCGGCGCAGTGGCCGCTGGTGGTGCGCTCCCGGCCTGCCGGCCGCGCAAGTGTCGTGCTTTTCTCAAGAATAAATCTCCATGAAAGATTGGTGGTTGTCGGTGGTGCCTTCGAAGGGCTCGTGATCGAGGGCATGCATGCAGGCCCACGCCAGATCGGCGTGGCCGGTTTCGTCGCTACGGCCGGCCACATAGGTGACGTGCCGCCCGCTTGGGGTCAGGGTCTTGTGGATGGCCATGAACGATTGCGCGATGTCCGTCCAGCCGGCGTCGAATTCCAGCCGGCCCTTGCTGATGATGTTTTTGGCCTTCAAGACCATGCGGGTTTTGACTTCGGGCGAGTAATTCAGGGCCGTGACGGCCGGGAAGAAGCCGCGCACGATGGGCAGCACGCCGATGCCCATGCCGGTCGTGTCGATGCCGATGTATTCGACGTTGTAGCGCTGCGTCATCTGGCGGATGGCGTCGGCGTGGTCTTCGAAACTCTGCCCACGCCACTGGTGGCGCTCCAGGATGCGGAACTTGCCGCCAGCCGTCATCGGCGGCGCCAGCACCACGCAGCCGGCGCTGTCGCCGTTCAAGGCCGGGTCGTAGCCGATCCACACGGGCCGGTTACCGAACGGGCGCAGGCCCAGCAAGGGCTTGTAGTCGTCCCACTCCACCCACGAATCGACCATGCAGCGCTGCAGCTCGGCCAGCGGGAAGACCGAGGCCGAGTCGTCGATAAAGTTGCACATCAGCAGATTGTCGAACTGGTCCGGGCTGTATTCGAAGTTGCGCAGCTCGTCGATGTCGAACAGGTTGCAGCCGCCGCGCTCGGCGTCCAGGATGGTGACGATCTGGCGCCAGATTTTGTCCTCGCCCGTAAAGCCCGACGACAGGCGGCCATGGCTCACGTCGATGTTGACCTGGTCGGCCTTGGCGCGGCGCTTGTTGAACAGCTCACCCGTCCAGAATGGATAGGCCTGGTGCGTGGTCGAGGATGGCGTGGAAAAATACGTCTTGCGCCACTTCTTGTGGATGGCCATGCCCGAGGCCACTTTGTTCAACTCCTGGAAATTCTGCGTCCAGAAGAATTCATCGAAGTAGAAATTGCCGTGGTAGCCCTGCGCCGTGCGCGCATTGGTGCCCAGGAAGTACAGATGCGCGCCGTTCGGCAGCACGATGGGATCGCCCGTCAGCTCGATGCCGGCCGCCTCGCGCGCAAATTGCACGATGTATTGCTTGAAGACGTGGGCCTGGCTCTTGGAGGCGGACAGGAAGATTTGATTGCGGCCCGTTTCCATGGCGTCGGCCAGCGCCTCGCGGGCGAAATACCAGGTGGCGCCGATCTGGCGCGACTTCAAAATGGCGCGGGTGCGCTGGTCGCCGTTGCGATACCAGACCTTTTGATAATCGAAGAGCGAATCCTGGAAGGCATCGAGCAGCTGGATTTTCTGCTCTTCGCTGAAATCGTTGCGCGTCGGCTTCTTCTTCGGCCCGGCGTTGCGATTCGCCAGCTTCGGGTTCAAGTCCACCTCGTTGCCGCCCGGCTGCTCATAGCGGCGCACGCGCGCCGCCTGCACGATGGCACGCATCAGCAGATCGATTTCCTTGTAATCGCTTCCGCTCTTGACCTCTTTTTCGATCAGCTTCACCAGGCGCAGTTCGGCCGCTGCCTCGACGTGCTCGATGGCCTGCGCCTTGTCCCACTCGTCGCGCAGCTTCCAGCTATTGATGGTGCTGCGCTTGATCCCCAGGTGGCGGGCGATGGACGAAATGCGCCAGCCCTTCCAGTACAGGGCGCGCGCGGCACGGCGCGGCTCGGATTCGGGCACGGCCAGTTCGGCGATTTTCTCGTCGGCCGTTTGTTCGCTTTTTTTCTCGATTGTCAGCATGCCGCCAGCGTAGGCCGCGCGCGCGCGGAGTGGGGAAAGGCAAAAGTCGCTATGGCCCATAGCAACCCGCACCGCATTGAATCGCGGCGCCAAGACGTTGACCATGGCGTTATCCGATCAACCGAGAACGCCCACCATGTCCAAACCATCGAAATTCTTCCGCGTCGCCACCGAAGGCGCTACCACGGACGGCCGCAACATCGACCGCGCCACCATCGAGCAAATCGCCGCCACCTACAACCCGAAAACCTACGGCGCGCGCATCTGGCTGGAGCACATTCGCGGCATCCTGCCCGACAGCCAGTTCAAGGCTTACGGCGACGTGATCGCGGTGAAAGCCGAGGAAGTGGACACGGACAACGGCAAGAAACTGGCCCTGTTCGCGCAGATCGAACCCACGCCGGAACTGATGGCCATCAACAAGGCGAAACAGAAGCTGTACACCAGTTTGGAAATCCAACCGGATTTTGCCGACTCGTCGCAGCCCTACCTGGTCGGCCTGGGCGTCACCGACAGCCCCGCCAGCCTGGGCACCGAGGCGCTGAAATTCTCGGCCAGCCGCAAGCAGCAAAGCGCCAACCTGTTTACTTCTGCCATCGAGGTGACGCTGGAATTTGACGAGCCGCAGGGCACCAAGCTGGCCGACGCCGTGAAAAACCTGCTGTCGCGCTTCTCCAACAAATCCGGCACCGACGCCGCGCAGTTCGCCGACATCAGCGAAGCCGTCGAGGCGCTGGCCGGCCACGTCGTCACCGCCAACGACAACTACGCGGACGCCGCGAAGCGCATCGACGCGACCGAAACTGCATTGAAGGCCACGCAGGACGAGCTGGCCGCCTTCAAGGCGCAGATGGACGAGGCGCCCGGCAACGGCCCGCGCCGCCCGGCCGCCACCGGCAACGACGGCGCCGTGCAGACCGAGTTTTAAGCGCCCTCGCCCTTTCTTCCCCCATTCAACAACGGAGCACTGATTCATGAAAAAGCAAACGCGCCAGGTCTTTGGCCAATACGAAACCCGCCTGGGCCAGCTGAACGACACGGACAACGTGGCCAAGACCTTCAGCGTCACGCCCAGCGTGCAGCAAAAGCTGGAAAACAAGATGCAGGAATCGAGCGAGTTCCTGTCGAAAGTGAACATCATCGGCGTGGGCGAGCAGGAAGGCGAAAAGCTGGGCCTGGGCGTCTCCGGCCCGATTGCCAGCCGCACCAACACCAAGGACAAGGAACGCGAAACGCGCGACCTGTCCACCATGGACAGCACGAAGTACCGCTGCGAACAAACCAACTTCGACACGCATTTGAGCTATGCCAAGCTGGACGCCTGGGCCAAGTTTCAGGACTTTCAATCGCGCGTCGCCAATGCCATCCTGACGCGCCAGGCGCTCGACCGCATCGTCATCGGCTTCAATGGCGTGAAAGTCATGGCCAACACCGACCTGGCCGCCAATCCGCTGCTGCAAGACGTCAATAAAGGCTGGCTGCAGCACCTGCGCGAGCAGGCGCCCGAGCGCGTGCTGGGCCTGGTGGCCACTGGCATGCCGGGCAAGGTCATCATCGGCGACGTGGACGGCGCCGACTATGCCAACCTGGACGCGGCCGTGGCGGACGCCGTCAACCTGCTGGACCCGTGGTATCAGGAAGACACCAATCTGGTGGCCATCGTCGGGCGCAAGCTGCTGAACGACAAGTACTTCCCGCTGGTGAACACAAAGCAGGCGCCCACGGAAACGCTGGCGGCCGACATCATCATCAGCCAAAAACGCATCGGCGGCTTGCCGGCAGCGCGCGTGCCCTACTTCCCGGACAACGCGATCCTCATCACGCGCTTCGACAATCTGTCGATCTACTTCCAGGACGGCGCGCGC